CCTCCCAATCCATGGAAGCAGCCAGCCGAAGGTCAGCGCACCGGCCACATAGCCGAGCCATAGTTCACTGCTCATGGCCGCCCTCCTTCCTTTCCCACTCCCTGCACCGCTGTTCCGGGGCTGTAAAGTCCGCACAGTTCGGGGAGTCTCCATTACAGCACACGCCCTGATAGTCCTCGTACCAGGCGCAGGTGGCGCAGTACTTAGTCATGGGCGGCCTCCTTGTCCCGTTCCAGACAAAACCGAATATATTCCTCGATACGTCTCATATCATCTTCGGCTCCCTCGATTTTCCCTTTCCATCCACAGGAGGGGCAATAAAAGGTATCTCCGTGTCCTCCATTTCCGCAGTTCCCGCCGCAGTTAGGGCACTCGGCATCGACAAACATCAGATTAGTCATGGTCGTCATCCTTTCGCTGGCCGTAGGAGCAGAAATCGTCCTCCGGCATAATATCAAGTAGTAATTTATATGCATCAATCAGCCTCATGCTCGTCCTCCTTGTCCATGCGAGTGCCGCACGCGTGGCACCATGGGTGTGTGTCCGGCACATCCTCGCCTCTTACTTCCTCGCCACACTCGGAGCATTCCCACAGGTCATATACCGGGCAGCCATCTGCATAGCCGTCATACTCTATTCCGATCCATCTCCCGTGCCTCACCTCCGCAACGTCGGCGGCGGGTATGCTCTCTATCCCATAACGGGCCTCACGCAAGCACTCACTAACTGCACTGTGGGCTTGGTAGTCAAACATAGAACCGTAGTCAACCGGATTGATCTTTTCCAGTAGATTTAGGACAGCCGCCTTCTCGATGTACTCCTTCATTCCTGCTCCCTCCGTAGTACAGCCACAGCCGGGCACATACAACACGGTTTTCCATCGCCGCTTGACGGAGGATTGAACACGCAAAATGTACACGGTGAAATGCCCTCCCGGTCCGCCTGGGCCAGCTCGGCCCTCAGACTCTCGTTTTCGGCCTGGAGCGTGGAGAGGGCGGAGGCGGCGTCCATCAACACAAATGCGACCGTGTTTATTTCTGGTGAGCACTTCTGTTCTCCTTCTTCTCTAAGCGCCGTGTACAATCCATTCAGCCGCTCAATCAGCTTCTCAATTTCCATCAGGTGTCCTCCTCTTTCTCCGGCGGGCGGCGGTCAGAAAAATCCAACCAAATTCTATTGTTCTCCTTGTTGTATCGCTCGGCAGGGAATATGAGAGCCTGCCCGCATTTATGGCAATACGCCTCGCCCTTTTTCACAGCTTTTTTGCAGCCGGGGCAATAAAAGCGGGTATCCCGTACTCCTTTCCATCCTTTCGGACAGGTCACCATTTTGGGCGTTAATCTGCCGGCCAGCATCAGCGGCTCGTCCGGCGGGGTGAGGGTGGGCGCAGTATCAACAATTTGCTCCACCACGCTCTCCAGCAGCAACGCCTCATAGTTGCGCCCCTGGCCTTTCCACGCCTCTGCAATATCCCATGCCCTACGCTTAACAGCGTCTGCATCAATCGCCCTTGCCATCTTTCAGCGTCTCCTTCCACCACGTCCCGTCTGGTTTATCCCTCCGAATGCTTTTATAAAATGCACATTTACTTGCTTCGGTTATGTTAAAGTGAGCACTTGGGCAAACATCCTCGAAAGCACAACTGTCGCAAATATCAGCCATCTTTCAGCGCCTCCATTTCAATTTGCCCCTCTACTGGGCAGTCATCATCTTTACAAATACCAATCCGCGCGAATGTGCGCTTTGCTGTGTCTGACACCATCTGATATGATACCGGCTTTCCGTATAATCCGCAGGCAGGCCAACGCATCGCCCAGTCTGCCTTGCTGCTATGAAAACCTCCGTAGGCTACGCATTTGCGCAGCCGCTTGGAGTTGTACTGCACGGTTCGCAAGTTACAGCATGTACCGCAAATGTTTCCCTCCGATTCTCCGAATGAATAGTGCATCAACTTAATCGGTTTCTGTTTCACCGCGTAGCCCCCCCAAACCTCTCCATCACCATCTCCACAGCCTCGTCCGTCATGGGAGCGCCGCAAGCCTCACAGAACGGTTTATCAAGCCCAATAAACACTCTTTTACAACGCGAACATCTCCGCTTTGGCACATCGTTGTAAGCCTCTCTCATATCTTCCCACTCACCCTTCCCCATCTTCTCCACCTGCTCCCGGCTGACGGGGCGGAGGGCAGCGAGAGCCATATCAATAGCATCCCAATAAGACAGCCCATCTTTCCGGTCATCCCAGTCCGGAGTCCACCGCTGTATAGTTTTCAGGCACTTAAGCGCTTCTTCCCGCGTCATGGCTTGGCCTCCTCTCACAAATATCCATTATTTTTCCGCTTTGCTACAATGTTTGCTATTACATCCTGCAAATCAAACGCATCTACATGGCATTTCCAATGATCCGCTCCATGTAGCCGAAAAATACAGTTCTGGCAGGATGTTTGTCCTTTGCAGTAGTCAATAATGGTCTGTGCGGCTTCCAGAGCCTTTTTGCTGCTTATCATTCCATCCCCTCCAGCATCTCCTCCGCGCTCAGAATCGGCGCGCGGGTGTTCCATATCTGCCGTGCTTCTTCCAAGTCGT